CTAGAACTGGAATCAGTTTTGATGAAGTTGCTGGTAGAGTTTGATAACCTTATAGAAATTAAAAAAACGGAGGTAACTTAAAATGACTCAACAAGTTAGCAACAGACCAAATATCAGAAACATCTCAAACTTCAAGGAGAAACTTGCAGGTGGTGGTGCAAGACCCAATATTTTCGAAGTTTCTATTCCAGATTTTCCTGATTTTGCAAAAAATCAGTGGGACAACAATACAAGATTAACTTTTAATTTCCTTTGCAAAGCTGCAGCACTTCCTGCATCTAACGTTGCCCCAATTGATGTTCCTTTCAGAGGAAGAATTCTGAAAGTTGCTGGAGACAGAACATTTGATACTTGGACAGTAACAATCATTAATGATGAAGATTTCAAAATCAGACACGCTTTTGAAGTTTGGATGAATGGAATCAACAAACTTGATAATGCTACTGGAGCAACTAGCCCATCTTCTTATATGAGAGATGCATTTGTCTATCAATTAGGAAGAAGTGGACGAGTAAACGGCGTGAATGCAGTAACAGATGCAATTAATACTGGTTCTACTGGAGAAGCAACAGTATTGAGATCTTATAAATTCTATGATATTTTCCCAACTAATATTTCTCAGATTGATCTTTCATACGAAACATCTGACACTATTGAGGAATTTACTGTAGAATTCCAAGTCCAATACTATGAAATTAATGGTGGTCCTGGAAATATTAAATAAATAATATCACTCAGTTAATAAGTAAAATAAATTATGGCGAGATTATTTGGATTCTCAATTGATGATAATGAATCATTAGCACCTAGTGTAGTGTCCCCCGTTCCTCAAAATAATGAGGACGGGGTTGATCACTATTTAACTAGTGGGTTTTTTGGTTCGTATGTAGATATTGAAGGAGTCTATAGAACTGAATTTGATTTGATTAAGAGATATCGTGAAATGTCTCTTCATCCAGAAGTTGATAGTGCAATTGAAGATATCGTAAACGAAGCTATAGTAAGTGATAGCAATGATACTCCAGTTCAAATTGAACTTTCAAATCTTAATGCTAGTGATGGAATAAAAAGAAAGATTAGAGAAGAATTTAAGTATATTTTAGAGTTATTGGACTTTGATAAAAAGTGTCACGAGATTTATAGAAACTGGTATGTTGATGGTAGATTATTCTACCATAAAGTAATTGATATAAAAAGACCTCAAGAAGGAATACAAGAACTTAGATATATCGATTCAATGAAAATTCGATATGTCAGACAACAAAAGAAAGTAAATAACGATAGATATAATCTTTCTGCAAGGAATACTGATAATCCTATGGATTATGAATTCCCAGAAATCGAAGAGTACTTTGTATATAATCCAAAACAGACTTACCCTGTTGGGGCAACTGGTGGGCAGGCAAACGGAAGTTCATCTGCAAATCCAGGAATAAAAATGACAAGAGATTCAATTACATATTGTACTTCTGGTCTTGTAGATAGAAATAAGGGAACAACATTATCATATTTAAATAAAGCAATTAAAGCACTCAATCAACTCAGAATGATTGAGGATTCTTTGGTTATCTATAGATTATCTCGTGCTCCAGAGCGTCGTATTTTCTACATCGACGTAGGTAATCTCCCTAAAGTAAAAGCAGAGCAATATCTTCGTGACGTTATGATGCGTTATCGTAACAAACTTGTATACGATGCATCAACTGGAGAAATCCGTGATGATAAAAAGTTTATGAGTATGCTTGAAGATTTCTGGCTTCCTCGCCGTGAAGGTGGTAGAGGAACAGAAATTTCTACTCTTCCTGGTGGACAAAATCTTGGGGAAATTACAGATATTAAGTATTTCCAATCCAAACTTTATAGATCTTTAAATGTTCCCCCTTCAAGAATGGAAGGTGAAGGTGGATTCAATTTAGGTCGTTCATCAGAAATTCTTAGGGATGAACTTAAATTTACTAAATTTGTTGGACGTTTGAGAAAGCGTTTTTCAAATATGTTTAATGATATGTTGAAGACTCAATTAATTTTAAAAAATATCATCACTCCAGAAGATTGGAGAGTGATGTCTGAGCATATTCAATATGATTTCTTATATGATAATCACTTCTCAGAACTTAAAGATGCAGAATTGCTCACTGAGAGATTAAATCTTGCTGCTACTGCTGAACCATATATTGGAAAATATTATTCTCAAGATTATGTCCGTCGTAAAATTCTTCGTCAAACGGATCAAGAAATAATTGAACAAGATATGATCATTGAAAAAGAAATTGAAAGTGGAAAAATTCCAGATCCAAATGCACCGATTGATCCAGCAACAGGAATGCCAATGGATCCACAAACAGCAAATATGAATCTTGGTCAACCTGTAATGGAACCAGATGTTACAAAAGATGCTGAAACAACTCAAGTAAAAGATAAATCTACAGAACTCTCAAAATAATTTCTTCTAAATAAATTATAATTAAAATTGCTTTTATTTTTATGGATGAACTTATGGATATGATTATGGGTGATGAATCTCCATCACAAATTAGCGATAGAATTAAAGAACTTCTTTATGTAAAAGCGGGAGAAAGAATTGATACTCTTAGACCCGAAGTTGCTGATGTAATGTTTAACACTAATACAGAATCAGAAGAAGAATGAAATCTTACAAGCAATTTATTTCAGAATCTGTTAATATTGCTGGCGATTTCACAGGAAATCTCTACATTAATTCTCAATCAGAGCAACCTCAACAGGTTGGTGAGAGTTATGTTGCAGATGTTATGTGGCAAGGTAATCTTTATAGGTTAGAATTAGTAACTAAATTTGGATTACCTTCAAAACAGGAACTTGGTGAGCAACTTCAGAATGAATATCCTGGAGCAATTGTTCATCAAATTTATCCTGCAGAGGAAAAGAATTTTAACATTAAAAACGCAAAGAGATATCACCCTTCAAAATTAGAATGGATTGATTGATAAATGGCTCAGTGGAATAAGACTACACAAGACTTCTTAAACCAAGAAAGAAGTCTTTTTGAAACCTTCAATATTGCAGATCACTGGGGAAACCAGACAGACTGGAGACCTCAGTTTTCTAATAATAATAGATTAAAGACTGCACCATTCCAAACAGTTTTCTTTAATACTTTTCAGTATGGTAAAGAAACTGATGTTTGGGATGAGAGAATCGTTGGAGTTGGAACTGCAACATGGAACCAATATTCCAGTAATGTCACTATGCAGGTTGGTGTTACTACAGGAAGTAAGATTATCAGACAGACCAAGAATGTGATGAGATACATTCCTGGTAGACCAGCAACACTTGCGTTTGCAATCAGATTAGAACAACCTCAAGTTGGCATTCGCAGAAGATTTGGGTTGTTTGATGATAGTAATGGTGCTTACTTTGAGGATAATGGTGGAACTTATTCATATGTCATTCGCACCACTACCTCTGGAATTACTACAGAAAGAAGAGTATTCAGAGATGAATGGAATGGTGAAAAGTTTGATGGTAATGGTTGGACTGGTGTAACTGCAGACCCAACAAAACAACAAATGATTTCTATAAGTTATGAGTGGTATGGTGCGGGAACCGTAGATTTTAATTGGTTAATGGAAGGTGAGACGATTAAGAGTCACACATTTTATAACTCAAATAATCTTGATAAAGTTTGGTGTTCCACTCCATTCCTTCCAATTCGTCTAGAACTTGAGAATGTAACTGGTGTTGCTGGGACTCATTATCTTTATCAAGGTTCCAACTCTCTCATTCAAGATGGTAATGTGGATAAACTTGGAACTCTTTTGAGTCAGTCCAATGGTATTACTGGCACTACAATGTCAGTTTCAAATACATTTTATCCAATTGTAAGTTTACGACTTAAATCAAGTGCTCTCAATTCAGTAATGCTTTTGAGGTCTTTGCAGGCAGTAACAAATGACAATACAAATGTTTATTGGAAACTTTTGCAGAATACAACATTAACCAATCCAGTCTGGACAAATCACGCAGATGTAGATTCTTTTGTTCAGTTTGATACTTCTGCAACTGCACTTTCTGGTGGTAGAGATATTCTTTCTGGATTTGTGGTTTCTGGTGGTTCAACTTTGATTGAGATTGATAGACTTGCAGACTTACAACTTGGTAGAAGTGATATTGGAACAATCAGTGATACTTTTACTCTTGCTTGTGCATCTCCCAACACCAACAAAGCAGCACTTGCAGTATTGAACTGGATTGAACAAAGATAATTTAATAAATAACTAATAAACTCTTTATTATAACAATGCAAAGAACAAAAATAATTGAAACTGAATCTACAACAGCAACAACTGCTGGTGCTGCAACTAGCATCGGTAGTGCAACTTGCGTGAGATTACATAATAATACTACAGGAATTGTTACTGTTGGAGTATCAACTTCGGTTGGTGCAGCAACAACTAATTATTTTTCTATGCCAGCAAGTTCTGTAGAATTTTTAGAAAAACTTCCAACAGATGTTATTTGGACATCTTCAGCAATTAAGGCAGCAAAAGTAGGACTTACGAATTAAAAAAATGAAACTCATCAGAGAAGAAATCGAAAAAGTTCAAGTAATCACCGAAAGTGTTGGTGGTAAAAAGCAACTATTCATTCAAGGAGTTTTTCTTCAAAGCGAATGCGTAAATCGCAACGGAAGAATGTATCCTTTCTCAATTATGGAAAGAGAAGTGAAAAGATATAATGAAAATTATGTCGAAAAGGGTCGTGCTTTAGGAGAACTTGGTCATCCAGATGGACCGACAGTAAATTTAGATAGAGTATGCCATAAAATTACCGAACTTAAGCAAGACGGTAATAACTTTATCGGTAAAGCACAAATTCTTTCAACTCCAATGGGCAAAATTGCCGAGTCACTTCTCAAAGATGGAGTAACTCTCGGTGTATCTTCTCGTGGTATTGGTTCATTAAGGGAGAACAATAAAGGGTATAAAGAAGTCGGTGAAGATTTCATGTTAGCAACTGCAGCGGATATCGTTGCAGATCCATCCGCACCTGATGCTTTTGTACAGGGAATCATGGAAGGAAAGGAATGGGTATGGGATGGAGGTCTTCTCCGCGAAAAATTAGCAGAAAATACAAGAAAGCAAATTAATACTCTAGTTGATCAACGCAGATTGGAAGAGCATAAAATCCAATTATTTAATGATTTTATTAATTCATTGTAATTTCTTAAATTATAAATAAATATAGATTATAACTAAAGGTTAATCGGAGAGTTCAAATGTCTCGTGGCAACAATTTACAAGAAATGGAAGTAGGCACTAAGC